GAAATACCTAACTGTTAAAGTTGTATTTGATGGGGCAATACCATAATTTTTAGTAAAAATAAAGTTTTGAGGAGAAAAAGCAGTTGTAAGTTTATCAATTTCAAATGGTAAACCTAAACCAACATTATCAGAATTTGGTAAAATTTCTTCATCTGTGCTAGTATTAGTTCCTGCTCCAAATTGAAGTTGTAAAGTATTAGAATTTAAAAAACGGGTAGCAAATCTACGTTGGACTTGTTTTAATTGAAGTAAATAAGGAGTATCTCCTTCATATTGAGATAAATTTGGATCATTTACATTAGTATTCTTAATAGAATCATAAATGGTTTCTTGTGCTAGGTAATCTACTTCATACCAAATATTTCCATCACTATCTACAACATCTAAAATCCCTACTATATTAGGTGAAGAAATTTCAACTGTTGAAAATTGTTGAGGATTTGTAAATTGGAATTGAGTAGTATTAATATTTGATGAAATAGCTTTTCTAATCTTTTTAAGTAAAAAGAATGTAGGATCACCAGAACCATCTATTGAATATACTGTTATCTCAGTAGGATCACCTGAAGATGAAACACTAAAATCTACGGGATCCTGAATAATAAAATTAATACTACCTGAGGATGTTGATTCAATAGCAGTATTTGCTGGGACAAATAAAGAATATGTGAAATCAGGAGTCTTATTTCCTGAGCTTCCAATAGATGGTACTTGTTGGTAAAAACTTACATCAACAGTAGCTACTTGTGTTACATTTGGTTTATAACCAAACATATAAGCTAATTCATATAAATTATTGGTTTGGCGGGCGTATTGAAGGAAGTTTTCTTGAATTTGGTTATCCAAATAAAAAGATAAAATATCCCCCACATATGCTGACATTTCCATAAACATCATACCTGGGGATGATGGGGAAAAGTCGTTATAAGTTGTAGGGAAATAAGTACGAGCATAGTCTATTAAACTAGTTCTCAACTCAGTAAAATCCTTATTAAGGTATTGTATGTTACGTCTTATGGCCATTAGTTAAATGCTATTTGAATTTCGTCTGATATAGCGGTATCTATTACATTATATTTTAAAGAAACTGTAATGGTATTGTAGTCTGGGTCTTCGAATATATCTAGACTAGCTATTCTAACATTAGGGAAATATTGGGTTATTTGAGATTGGATATCTTCTTTTAACCCCTCAAGATTACCTGTGGTAATTTGTTCAAAAATAAAAGCTCTTAAACCCGAACCAAATGTTGGGTTTAAATATCTTTCGGGAGGGTTAGTTAAAAAGAAATTAAGTAAATTATTTCTAACAGCATCTTTTGTAGTATAAGTAGAGTAGAATACTCCTGGAGCATTAAAAGGTATAGCTACCCCCACCGCAGTTCCGGGTTTGGTATCTATAGGAAATATTTTTTGTGCTCCGAATGCCATTATTTATTAGTTTTCATTAACCCCAAAATTTGGTCTAACCCCACATTACCTCCAGGTAAATCTCCACCTGCCATAGTGCCCTGTGGGTTAAAAGTATTCATTGTAACAGCGTCATTTGACGTAAAAGACATAGTATCTTGACCACGTCTCATGTCACCCATAATACTCTCCATCATAGCTTTTTTATCTACTTTAGAGATGGTAGGTTGGTTTTGTGTTGGTTGAATATAAGATTCAACTACTTGAGTTTTGGGAGCACGGACTGCCTCCAAAAGGATTTCTTTTAATTCCTCTTGAATAGCTTCTCTAACTGCTTCCTTAATTAAATGTTTGAAATCTTGCGCCTTCATGATTATAAATATTAAATTTAATAAGATTTTAAATTATCTCTATCAATAAGTAATTTAAGCTCATTGATTAAAGTATTAGTATTAGTTGTAAAAGACAACTCAGTTTCTAATAAAACAATACCGGATTGATTAAGAGCTTGAGCTTTATAACGATTTACAGTAGGAGTGTATGGAACTGTTTCAATTTGAAAAATAAATCCTTTATATTCTCCTGGGGAGTTGTCTGCTTCTATTTGTCTATTTGCTGTTGTTTGAATAATCCCAGATATAGGATCTAGTTGGGTACTAGGTGAGCATAATAATATTAAACTATCTAATTGACCTAATAAAGTAACTAATTTATTAATAATATTTGATATTACCGCTGTAGGAATTGTAATAGTATTAAATATAGCTGAGTTTTTTTCTAGTTTAGGTAAAATTTTATCATCAATAGTTTCTAAATCATTTATAGCTGATGGAATTGCCCCTGGTACAGTCCCCGGGGCTAGTAATTTAGCAGCATTAGAAATGGTTATTTTAGTAGCCTCAGTAAGTGATAATAGATTAGTAAACGTAGAATTTAAACCTTGAACTCCTTGAAGACTAAGATTTAATGTATTTAATTTAGTTCCTACATTATTTAATTGACCTACTATATTATTCCTAGTATTTATGAGGTTTTGTAATTCTGTAGGGGTCGGGCAAAATTGAACTTTTAAATTTTCTATTTGCTCAGAGCTAGTAGCATTACTTTTAGCGGTTTGAAATTCACTAATAGCATATTCTTTAACTAAAGAAGTTAATTTTGGTAAAATAATTTTTATAGATTGTTTACCTAAGTTTAATATTTTTTGCCCTAATTTAGCTGATCCTTTGGGTTTTAAGCCCTCAGGAGTATTATCTAATACTATAGATGGATCAACTTGCTGCACCTCAGTATTGGTTTGGGCATTTTGCCTTGCAGCTAATTCTTCTTGTCTTAAATTATTTAATTCTAAAGGACTCATTAGACAGTTTTTACAGAATTAGACATTAAACCATTTAACTGAGTTATTAGATTAGTAATGGTAGCATTGGTTAAAGCTGCTTGCACATTAGTAGGGGCTAAAGGAACCCCAGCAGGTACACCAACTTGAGTTGAAAGTACGTTAGTTAATGTTGCTAATTCTTGTAATAACGTTTGTAGTAGATTTATAGTAGACTGACCCAATAATACAGGTTCAGTAGCAGATTTAGAACCTAAATATACATTACCTGATTGGAGAATAGTATCTCCTGTAGTATCTAAATTAATAGACTCAAAAGCGTTTAAGTTAATAGATTTTTTAGAAGATAACATTAAATGATCTTCTGTAGTATTAAATAATAAGCGTCCTGAGTTTAGAATAATTTGTTTACCCGTATACTGGTTAGGTGCGATTGGGGGTGTAGAATAGCTAAAATAGTCATTAGTACTAGATACTTCAATTGGGATTTTTTGAGTACTAGTAAAATATGCAGATGAATCATCATTGTTTATTCCCTCGAGAGTGGGAACCCATCCCTCTTCAGTTTGAAATCCCTGCCCATTTCTTAAAATAGTAATAGGGTCCCCATCTACTCCATTTGAAGACCAAGTATTAGGAGTGTCTTTAACAGTAGAACCAAAACGTATTGAATTCCCCCACCTACCTTCAATAATTTTATCACCTTCAAAAGGTAAAAGGGGGTGAATATTAGAACGTTCTTTAAAAGTCCTACCTAAAAATATCTCAGTTGATTGATCTGTTACCCTTCTAACACTCCCTAACTCAGTTTGTTGATAGTCTTTTTGTTGAGATGGGGGGAGAATATTAGAATTTTGAGGGAATGCATTATGATGGGGGTGATTCCAAATACTAACGGTATTAATATAATAATTAATTTTAGTAGTAGAAAATTCCCCAATCTCAGTGTTGGGTAATGCTAAAATATATACTATCTCATTAATTAAAGGTAAACTTTTAAATGTAGGATCTAAAGGTTTAGCAATAGAATATAATTGGTTAGGGGGAGTTGGAGAAGATACCAAATCAAACTCAATAGTACCTAACCCATTCCATGATCCTAATTCAACAAATCGTGGGTGTGTTTCATCTAAAACAATACTTATAACTCTTCCTGAGACTATGAGGCTATTAAGGCCTAGATTAGTAAAGGTATTAAAGTTATTATTTTTAGAGCTATTAGATATATTATTAACAGCAATTAAACCACGACTACTTTTGGCCATTATCCTTCGGGTTTAAACTTATTTATCTCATCAAGTAATTGTTGTTTTTCTTCATCTGAAATACCTAAACTAGATTCTGTAGAAGTAGAAGACATTGAGCGTTGAGCTAAGGCGGCCATTTTGATAAGTAAATCATCATTTTTTACTCCTATTTCCATGTATTCTTTAATTAATGGGACAATAAGAGTAGCATCGCCTATTTCTTCAATCATAGGCTGCAATTCCTTGATAAGAGCAGTTACCTGCTTATCTTTTTTCTTTTGGTTATCATCT